TCCCTCAGAGCACCGTCATAACGGCTGAAGGCATCGCGATGACTCTCAGCCAGTTCTACCACGAAGTGCTCTTAGAGGATGTCCTAGCACAGCGTGTAGGCTTGGTCATTGAGCGAGTGCTCGGGCCTCGCCAGCGTCTGTGGGATCACGATTCTACCCTGCGTGGAGCAAAGGAGCTTGTTGATTCGCTTGTCACCTATGGGATCTTGCAAGACGACAACGCAAAGCACGTTTCTTGGTGCTTGGGAGTGCAAGACTCAGATGACAAAGAAAACGGACCATACGTCCGAATACACTTTTTTGGAAGCCAAGGATGAGCAAAGCAAACAGAGTCGGCATCATTGGCGATAGCCATTGCCCAGTTATGCTCGATGGATATGCGGAGTGGTGTATGAGCATCTTTGAGCAGTGGCAGGTCAACCGCATAATCCACATCGGAGACCTTGCTGACCATCACAGTGCAAGCTTTCACGATAGTGAAATTGGATTCACTGACATCGTTGGTGAGATGGAAGCAGCAAGAGATCAAATCCAGCACATGCAAAAAGTATTTGGAAAGAACGTAGAGGTGATGACGGGGAATCATGACGCAAACCTTGCTCGCAAGATGAAAGCAGTTGGTCTTGATCCTTCTCTTCTAAGAAAGCAGGCTGAGATTTGGGGAATCGAGTGGAAGTTTTATCCGCGATATCACAAGTTGCAGATTGACGACTATCAGGTCTTCCACGGCGATCAAGGACGCGGAGGCAAGACTCCTGCAATTGCAAAAGCAGAAGCAGACTGGACATCGTCGGCCATCGGCCATCATCACACTGCCGGAGGTGTCACCTGGGGATGCAACAACAACTCACGCTACTGGGGAATGAGTGTCGGATGTGGCATCGATCACAAGCACGCGGTCATGGCGTATGGTGCATCGTTCGCGCAGAAACCAATTATCTCATGTGGCGTTGTGATCGATGGCGTACCTTACTTTGAGCCGATGCCTAAAAAGAACAAGTTTGGACGCAGGCTCAGGTAGCCTTTCTTGCGTTCTCAATTGCTTTGTTGACAAGTTGTTCTGCAATTATCTTTTTCATTGCAGCAGGCACAAACTTGAACGGTGGGATCAGGTGCTCTGACTGAGACATCAAGTGAGCAACGATTGTGTTCTTGTTGTCTTCGCACCAGTTAATGCCGTACTTATCCATCCTTGCGGCCATGTCAGAACACCCGCAACCAGATTTGTTTTTAACGGCCCAGTCAGGTATTAGCTTGCTGAGTTCAGTGCCTACTTTCATTTTTAGCAGGTTGCTCCAGTGACAGTAAAGACAATCGCAATGCTTCCTGCTCTATAAGTTGAATTTACCGTTCCGTTGCACACGTTGCTGCTGGCAATGTCTTCCCAGAAAGTACCGGTTCCTGAGTTTCCATGCCCAGCAGCAATTTGCCATTTTGTTGTAAGCTTTCGCAAGCTAAATGAAGCAGTTGACGAAGTCTGAAATGACCAGACATCATTGCCTCCGCGATCTTTGGAATAAATTCCAGCGTCTTGGCTTGCAGCATTACCCGCATGAGTAATTGAAGTTACTGCACTTACCCTGCATCCGTTCTGACATCGGTAGTCACTCGTTCCAGTGGAGCAATCAGTGCCTGTTACATTCCAGCTCACAGTTCCGCCGCCTGAGTCCTGCGCTGACACTCTCCCAAAACAATAGTGATCAAATATATTAGCTTGCGTATCTGTTGATCCACTGTTAATTCCGGAACTGGCCCATGCCCAATATTTAGCATAGGAAGGAGTTCCGGTTCCGTAATTTTCGTCAGTATAGATAACTTCAACTCTATTTGTTCCGCTAGTCGTAGGAACACCCCATGCCCCCACGCTTATGATGCTGCCAATGCTAAGAATGTTAGACGTAGTGGTTCCATGATTAGAAAGAGTGTAGGACGCTCCGTTTTGCGTTGCACCATATGCATCTTTAAGGCTAGTAATAGGTCCAGTTGACCAAGTCCCGCAACATGCAATGTATGTACTTACGGGTCCACAAGGGCAGGGACCAGATGGTCCGCAACAATTGCAACCAGGCGACCATTTAACAGCCATTAACAATCCTCCGCATCAGCAATCCAGTCGCCATTATCGTTTCTTTTTGCAGTTATGTAGACATCGCCACCAATTGCTGAACCAAACACGTTGTAAACAGTTTGCGTTTCCGAAGAAACAGACATGTTAGGACCGTTTGTGTTTACAATAGTGCATGTTGCAGAACCGGCAGTTGTCCCAGTTCTTGCAGATATACCTGCTGCTGGAGTCAAAAATATTCTTCCAGTTGAATTAGGAAGCAATGCAAACCAATAGCTTCCATCATACATTGCAACAAAATCAACATTACCAAGTATTTTGTCTGGATGAGGATTCCATACATCAATTGTTTCAGAAGGAAATGCATCAATGTAAGACGCACTGCCTTGCGTACCACTGTCTTGCACCCTAACAGTACATGTAGCTGAATACATGTTGTCGCCGTAGTTCCCACTTTGCGTGCCTGTAATTCCTGCCGCTGGCGACTTCACATGCTTTACGTCTACGCCTACTCCTCCATCAAAGACCCAACTTTCCCGAAATCGAAAGCAACTGATGTAAGCATTTGCCTCAACATCTTCCTCAGTAAAGTTCCAGACTTCGACTTCGTTTGTGTTGTCAACGACCTCTCCATCGTCGGCGATGTGAACAACCAAGCACTGAGCACTTGAGCATTGACCCGAAGCTTTAGCATCAATGCCATCGGAAGGTGCTTTGACAAGTATTGTCTCAAGCCCATCGGGAGCACCAATCTTGCGTCCTCTCTCAAAGTTCATTGTCTTTGAGAAATGAGACAGGTTTTCTGCATCACGACGATTGTTAAATCCAAAGACAGTCATTTTTTAAGCCTGCAAAAATGTCGAAAAATCAATTCTGTCCTGACTTCGGAAAAACATGTAAGACGGTCGGTCGTCGCCTAAGTCTGCTCTTACTGGGGTTCTTAACGTGCCACCATCTTGCTTTATGTAGCCAGTCGTTGGCTCTTTAGTTTTTAGATTAACAATAGGCTCTAGCGTAAACTCGACAGAATTAGGATCTGTGTCAGGCAAGTTAGGGTCGTAATCTGGGTTGTAAAGCTTATAGTGGTCATCAACCAAAGGACGCGCTTGCAAATGACCGTATTTAAAAGTGCTACCATATACTATTGCAGGAGTTTGCCCCGGTGGCTCATTTGCAAAAACAGCCTTGAACTCATTCGCTGCAAAGGTAATCGGATAAGTGACTTTGGCAGCAGTTACTTCGCCCGATGCAAGTTTTACCTTTACCTCAGATGCCTTGACTGCTCCGATCATCCAAGAGTCTTTAACTTGATTTCTGTACGTTGCTGAGTTCAGCTTGTAGCTTCTGTCAAGCATTGTTGAGAAGTCAATTGATGTTTCGTACTGAGTAACAATGATCGTCAGTACGGGTACAGTTTCAACAATAGGGTTTGTAAATGGAGTACCTGTAGGCAGTCTCCAGCATTGCTTGTCATCTTTATCTGACCACATGGGCCGAAGTTGACTTGTGATTTGACTTGCAACACTCGGAGTAATGTCTGACAAAGCAGCAGGCGGACTTTGCGGTGCTCTCTCAGACTTTATTGGATCTGGACTTTCAAATCCGCAATCGACAATAAACTTCAATCCGTTGGTTGTGTCTCGCGTAACATTCTTAGATATGCAAACAAGATACGGATTGATAAGCCCAGAATACTCGTAGGTTGTGACGTTGACTGCTGGCAAGTCAGACAAAGACCTAATGTGATCAGTGCTTATGTCAGCAGGAGTAATGTCTGCACCTCCACCGACTCTTGCTTTGTCCACAATAACCTGATACGAAACGCTTGCAGTCATTTTCAGACTGTCTGCATTGTGCCTGGTTGCACCTGACTTGCCATCTCTTAACTGACATGTTGTGTGAGTAAAATCAGAAAAACTTGTCACTCGCCTACTCCTTCAAATTGTTTGTCTTCGCCGCCAGTTAAATTTCTTGTTTGAGTTTCAATCGAAGTTTTAAATTCACTGGCAAGAAATGTTGTCCATTCTTTTGTGCTTTGGTCTTGCTCTCTTGCTGCCTCTAAGTCTTTTTTGTGTCGCTCGCGAATTGGCCTAATTTCATTTAGATATCCCTCTTTTTCTTCAGGACTCATCCGTGTTCCGTAAGTGCCTTCTGTAGTGTTTACAGCATTCTGCATCCGCCACTTGTCCCAAATTTTCCTGCTTTCTTTTTGGTACGCTGCTTCAACCTGTTCCTCGGCAGACATGCCTATCTCAGCAGCAGGAACTCTTGGTTCGTATCCTGTGATAGGCAGAGGCATGGGCATCATTGACTGAGGGTCCATTCCCAATCGCGTTCTTAGTGCTTGTCGCGATGGATGATGTCTTCGATTTGTGCGGTGACCTCCTTTTTCGCCATTTAATATTTTAAGTTGCTTAGTCTGCTCTTTTTCCTCGTGAAGACTTTTCATTGCAAGATTGCGGTCTTCCATCATCTTATCGCGAATGAAATTGTATTCGTCGATAGTTCCCGGTCCAAGATTGCCGGGAAGACCTGCTGCTTGCTTCGCTGCGTCTGCTAAGTTTTCTGCCGTTGTGCCTGCAATAACATTAGGGTCACCTCCTGTTCCTTCAGTAGTAGTTTTTATGCCTCTTTTTTCTAATTTTGCTTTTAGTCTTGCTTGCTCTTCTCGATCTTGCTGCAATCGCTGTTGCTGCTCCAAGTAAACTTCTTGCTCGGACTTTACTAGCTCAGTCCAGAATCTTTGCATTCCAGTTATTGGCTTTTTGTACCATTCAACATCTTCATCAAAATAAGCACCGAAACCGGATTGAAATGCTCTTGCAAATTCATTTGTGCCGACTGAACCTGGCGAAAAGCTTGACGAAATACCCGTCCCAACGCTTTCTTGAGGTGGCTCGTCCGGTTCTAGCAGTCTTCTTAGTCTTAATGTCTCTTGTCTTGATTTCTCAAGCTCATTTGCTTTAGAGACAACACTGCTTGCTTCAGAAAGGACTTCATTCAAGCTTTTTAATAGAACTGAAAACCCACCCTCGCCACTTTCTCCAAGATTAGCAAACAAGTCGTTGAAATTATTTGTGAGCAAATCCAATTGACCGTTTAGCGTCTTTGACTTCTTTTCAAGACGCCCGAAATACAAGCCACCTTCGTTAGTTGCTTTGATAAGAGCATTGTTGACATGCTCCGCGCTGATTGCACCTTCTTCCATTGCCTTGGCAAAGTTCGTCATGCTTACGCCAGCTTCGTCAGCAATGATCTTCAGAGAAAACCCAGCGTTGATCAACTGGTTCTTTTCCTGACCCATCAGCTTGCCAGCAGCATTCACTTGGGCCATGGCTCGCGTAAGGTTGTCAAACGCTTCTCTCTCGCCCCCCGCCGCGATGCCTAGCCTTTCGACCATGTCCACGATGTTGTCTGTCTCAAGACCGTAGGAAGCCCAGACCCTTGCATTCTTAATTAACCCTTTGGTAGTCAGAGAAGATTCGCGTGCAATTTTACGAAATGCTTTTGCAGACTCTTCGCCAAACTCTTCGCCTAAGAATACCTTTAAGTCGGTCGCTGCTTCTTGCAGATCACCGAACTCTTCCATCATCCTCCCAGTTGCATAAGCACCAGCAAACCCAGCGGCCAACCCAATTCCTGCCGGACCTCCAGCCATTGCACCGATTCCAATACCTCGGCCTACAGCAGCACCACCTCGACCTCCAAACATGGAAGCAGCAGCACCACCAATGTTTGCCAAGTTCATTCTAGAAGATGCGGCAGCGTTGGCATTCTTTGCTTTTGTGTTTAAAAGCAATGCATGCGAATTTTTCTTTAGCAAAGCAGTTTCTTCGTAATACTGCTTTTTAAGCCTTTTCTTTGAGTGCAAATACGCTTTTTGATCAAGCAACCCCGCTTTCATAGCGCGATTCGCCTGCATTATTTCTTTCTTGTATCTCTCCAAAGGCGTCCGCGTGACAGCAATGTCCTTCGCAAGCTTCCGGCTCATCCTAGAAGCTTTAGTAACACCCTGCGTAAACAAAGAACTATCTGCGATGATGTCATATCGCAGAGCACCTATCCGCACGTTATTACCTGCCACTGGTCAACCTCTTGAGTGCTTCGTCGGGATCTAACATGTCTGATGAGGACGTTGTTTGCTGTTCGGCAACTTCAAACGCGATCCATTGATCGACCAGCAGAGGGCTGACTGAGTTCATCCAGTGACATGGGTCATCGATGCCCAGTTTCTGGCAAATTTTAAACACCCAACGCAATCTAAAATTTTTGTCGAAGTGCTTTACAAGCCGATCTACTCGGCCTCGTCGTTTCCCTCAAGTTCTCCATTGATGAGCATTACTGCTTCAATGAACGGATCAAGCTTGCTGCCATCAAGAGCAAACAAATCTTTTGAGTCACCTTCGCTGAACATTGCCTTGCCATCTTTATCGCAGATGTGATCAATGATCAAATTCACCCTGCGTCTTTGCTTTGACTCATTCGTCAAATTGCCGTTCTTATCGAACATGTCTGCAATTCGTTTTGATCTCTGAAGTTCACTCGAAGGCTTGACGTACAAAATGCCAAGTCCTTCGATGTTTACCTCTTTGACCTCAATCTTGCAGTGATCAAGCAGTAACTGTTTCGTCAGGGAAGTCATCTTTGTAATCCTCTTCAGGTAAGTCGTCTGGGTCAAATTCCGGTGGCATCACGCCACTGGAACTGTCACCAAGAATAGCACTCACCTCTTCCTCAATCAAGGATTTGTCAACAGGAGAAACCCTGCCAACGAAACATATCGAGCTTCCAAAATCCCATGACTTGTAGCCAACCAAAGTGCCATCGACAACAACTCGGTATTGCTTGAATACCTCTTTTGCGCCGGTGGCAAGGTTCTTGCCTTCGCAGGGTAGAAGTTCGACATTCATGATTACGACTCGACTGTGAATGCTGGTCCAGTTTCACCGTCAAATGCAAACGTCACATTGACGACTGCAAGGTTGTTGGTGCTCAAGTCTGGAAGACCATAGCTAGTAATGAAGCCTGTACCAATCAAAGTTGCATTGGTAGTGTTTGTTGGATCACCAATCGCAAACGTGATGGTTAGTGTATCGACTACTCCAACAATCGCGTCAAAATCGAAAGTAGGGTCGAAGATAATTTCAAGAGTACACTCGCCGGGATCAGTCAGATCGCCTGGGATGTACTTCATGAATCCAGTTGTGTCGAGGCAACTAGCATCGATCTTGTCTTGCGTCAGTTCAGGCAGCGTTAGACTGCGTACACAACCAGTAATCGCATTTGTAGTCAGGACGGCTGTTGTGCCTTGTCCGGTCATTCCTTGGTACGGCATATTTTTCTTTCCTTCTAGAAGGAGTTGTAAGAGATTTCAAAAGTTTGGATTGTGCGAAACAGCCAGTGATCTGTCCCGTCATTTGGTTTGTCAACTAAGTACACTCGGCCAGTGTCCTGTCCAATGCCTTTTATGAACGTATTGCTGTATACGCCACGTTCACCGTTTAATGCTGCCCTTGCTGCCGCGTGGAGTGCGTCAGCTTGACTGCGTGTTTCGCCGTAGCATTCTACTCTAATTTTTGCAGTTTCAAATCCAACAAACCCACTTAGGCAGTCTTCAGCGGACTCTGAAACGATATAAAGCAGCAATGCAGGCATCACTGAGTCTTCAGGAATGAAGTCAACTGTGACTCGATTACCTGCCAAAGATGTCACGGTTGCATCATCAGCAATGATTTGTCGAACAGCGGTAGCTACGCTCATGATTTGAAAAACCTTTTCATGCGTGCCTTAATAATTCTAATCATTGCTTGCCGCTGAAGCGGAATGGTTGACTTGGCAGCAGGCGCAAGCCATGGACGTTGCATATGCATTTTTCCGCTATCGCGACCCCACATTACATGCCTTGCTGGTCCTTCGCCTACTCGCGGTTCATGGATGTGACCAAAATTGTATTGATAGTAATCCGTTCCGACGATTGCTGTGCTAGGTGCTCTTTTTCTATACTTCAGCGTCTTGCGTGTGACCGCTTTGCTCATGTCGTTTCCGGCAGGGCCAACCCTGCTGGCAGCCATTTTCCTTGACCACTGGTCTCGCGTGCCTGTCTTGCGTGAGTTCCCAAGCTTGCCGGTGTAGGGAATGTTTCTTCTTCCAACAACTGCAATCTGGACGGATGCCTCTGTTTCGACAATCTCAGCGGCTGCCTTGACCGCTGCGGTCATGACCCTGCGATGAAGTTCTTTAGGCAGATGCTCAATCATTTGCCTGATTTCTTTGTCGTTAGACAAGATGTTTACAACAACACCATGTTTTCCCTTTCTTCCAGGCTTTTGACTTATGATCTCTTTCGCTGCCTGTGCTGCACGTTTTGCGTAGCTCATTAGTTGTTTTCACCTCTGAGTTCTACGCGGATCTCCATACTGATACCATCGGGATCGGATGTATTTGTGATTCCGTATTTGACCCCATCGATAATGCACCTGTCTTTTACAGTGATGCTACCGATCCCAAAAAACTCTCCGAACGCAACATGAGTTGTCTTCTCAGTTACCATGCGACCA